CTTATCCATTGGTGGAAAGGAAAAACTTCTCCTAAGGAGACATTTTATTATTTCTGGGATGGTGAATGGTTCTATGATTGGTATTCCTATTTGAAAGGAAAACTACATGGAATCTTTCGTCGAGTATACGATTTTGTTTACTCGAATCCTTTGGAAGTTGTTGCCTCCTTAGCTCTTGGAATTGCTGTTGCTAGAGTGGCTTTTAAGAATCGTAAGCTATTTTATGGTGGTGGTAGTTCCTACCGTGTTCTTCAAACAAAGGGTGGTAATGGTCGACCTGAAATTGAAGAGGAGGAAGCAGACCCTGATGATGAAGAGGAATGGCCTGAATTGCCGTCATTTCCTATTCCTACTCCTGATAATCCAACGGCTGTTGGAACTCATACGGGAATAAAACCTATTGACGAAGAATTCGTCAAGAAGTTTTCTTCAGAAGAGGCTGCGAAACTCATGGCTGAAGCCTGGAAAAATATTCAAGAAAAGGCTGAAACCAACGGTGAGAAGGAAAAGGACAAACAAATAGGTCTTTATTATTATGAAGCTGTTGAAGGATGGTTTTCATTTATCGAAGCTGTTGCTGGACTTGCTGTTATCACCAAATGGATTGGTGGTCAGAGGGTTGATGCAATAAATATTCTTAGAATTTACCGCCTTTGGGCTGGTTCTTTGAAGGGTATTTTTCAGTTTTTCAAGAAGGATCTGGACATTGTTACTATTGGCCAAGTCGCTGGTGCCGTTGATGAGGCTATAGACAATGCTAAAGATAAAGGAAAAACTTTGAAAGGTCGAAAATGGACCACAAGAGAGATTGTTCTATCTCTTATTCTATTGGTTTGCTTCTTTTATGCTTTGTACGAGGTGTATCAAATGGTTAAAAAATACCGTAAATTTCAAACCCGTTCAAGCAAAAAATATAAAAAAGGAAAAAATAAAGGTAAAGGACGTGGTCGTAGCGCCCATAGAACACCAAGATCAGGTTACATAATTTCTGATCCTCCTGAAGATGCTCATTTGTGGATTTGGGATGAGATTAATCAAGATTATGATGAGATTGATCTTAGAACTCCTTTGGAGTCTGGTGAATTTTATTGGTATCGTGCTAATGGTCAGGTTACTACCTTTGCTCCTCAAAGTAATGCAACCAAGAATGTTTTACCTGAAAAGGAAAAGACATCTCCTGTTCCTAAACCTAGTACCAAGAAGGAAAAGAAGGAAGAGAAGAAGAAGAAAGAGATTGAGGAAACTCCTCTTGAACGAAAGCAACAAATGACGACTCAAAATCCGCAATTTCCCACTCAAATAAATGAATCTCATGTTTATTTGTGGTCTGGGCCTGAAGCTCATGACAAAACATATTTAAACATGGGTGCCATAATTGATGGTAGATTATGTACTAATGCTCATACTAGTAAGCTTGTGACTCATTATTCTCTTATTGATAGTTGGAAGACTACAATTGCAATTCCAGATAATTGTAAATGGGAAAAAGGAGTTGGTGTGGATATAGCCAAATCCAATTTCACCCCTCAAGGTATTAAGCGAAACATTACCAAGCGTAAAGCTTTTGGTAAGGTCCAGCTTGGCCAAAAGGTTATGTTGGTTGGTTACAAGCCTCGCACAGGTTCTTTTAGTTGTGCTGGTACGGTGGTTGCTGGTCCGAAAGTTGGTGTTTTTGGATTTGAAGCCGGGACGGATTGTAGTTCATACGGAGGGGATTGTTTTGCCTTTTATCTTGACACTACCGGGAAAATAGTGGGTGTCCACTTTTCTGAGGATGGTGTTAATGGAGGTTATATGGTTCCGTTGGATGACGACACTTTGACCTGGCTTTTTCGTCGCTAGACGAAAACAGCCTATTATCAAGAGTCCTCAATTCAGTGGTTGTAGGTATGGGTCTCACATACATGAAGTGTTACATGGTAGGGAAGGGGAGATTGTTAGTTACCTCCAACCTGTCGGTTATGCTGATAACAGACCTTTGCCCACTAACAATTACATTCCTAGTGTATTTTATGGTGATGTGATTGATGCTGAATATGCTCCTGCACTCTTGAAAGATCCTCTAGACGCATTGCAAGATGGATTGAGGAAATATCTTGCTGTAAAACGCATCTGTAGTGATAGATTAATGGATTTAGCACGCCAGTATCTTGAATGTGTTTTTAGCGTAGTGTTTGTAGATATTGTACAAATTTCTCGGGCTGAGGCCTATGAGAGACTTGATCTCGATAAAAATCCTGGCTTCCCTTACTATTTTGTTGCTCCTGATAAAGCAAGGGCAATTCAACTGTATGAAGTTGACTACATAGTTGAACAAGAGTTAATGTTTGGTAACCAAGAGACGATTTATTCCACAACTTTAAAGAGTGAGATGCGTGATGTTGAAAAGTTTCCAAGACTCTTCACACCAGCTCCTTTACACTCCACTGTTGTGGGTAACCAATTGTATGGTGCCCAGAATGATGCTATACAAGACACCAGAAATATGCATCCCATTAAATTAGGTGTTTCTATGCCTGGTCATGAGTTCACTACTCTATTTTTCGGATTACCCTCTGATTTTCATAAAGCTCATTTTGATATCAAGGGATGTGATGTGTCCGTATGTTTATCTATTATTGCGGTTATACGCGATTTTAGGGCTAAACATATTGCCCAACAGTTTATTAAGGGTCACAAAGCTTATTATTCGAAAGTTTATTGTGGATTTGTTTATGTTCTTGGTAGGATTATTCAGTTGCTTGGGCAACGTTCTGGTTCTACATTGACTTTTACTGATAATTCATTTTTTGTGTTATGTATAGTTTACAGTGCATTTTGTGAATTAACAGGTGTTCCTATGGAGAAGGCTACAACTGATTTGGTTGTTGTTGATGGATCTGATGATGCCATGTTGGCTTGGCACTCACGATACACTTCATTGTTTAATATCGTGACGTTGGCAAATTTCTTGTGGAAAAATTTTGGCGTTATACTGGAATCGCCGGCAATAAATCCAGTTTCCATTCAAGACTTGTATTTCTTTAGTCAACATCTGGTGTCTGTCAGTTTGCCTCACCTCAACATTGATGTTTGTTGGATAGCTGCAGGTAATAAAGAGAAGATTCTCTCGGGATTTCGATACGTTAAAGGTGTCGATTTGTATATAAATTTTCAGAGATTTGCTGCACTGTTGACAGTTTTGTTCCCTTATTATGATGAATTTTGTTATTGGCGTAAGAAGGTGTTGTCAGAAATGAAGAGAGTTCATTTTGATGATATAAAATTCCGTCGTCTTGCTTCACTCATAAGCTCCGATTTATTCTTTTTGAAGATTTATCTCGGAGTTCAGGTAGAACCTACTGGTCTAAGACGTTATTCTAACAAGGTTATTTTTTCTC